GGAAAATGTGTCGAAGGCAGATCGTGCGGTAAACCATATCCTAAATTGGAGGTTAATTAATGACTGACTATATGAAACTTGCCGAGCGTGTAGCGAGGTCCTCTGACTGCCAGAGAAAACAGACAGGGGCGGTAATTGTCAGGGGCAACATAGTGAGGGCGAAAGGTTATAATCACTTGCCGTATGGAACACCGGAAGGTTTTTGCAAAAACTGTCCAAGGGAAAATAAAGTACCTGGCAATTGGAACGGCAGTCAAGAATGTCCTGTAATTCATGCAGAGATAGCGGCAATTCAAAACGCCGCAATGTTGGGGAGACAAGCAGATACTACAATAATGTACTGCACATATAAACCATGCCTGCCGTGTGCTATTGCCATAGTTGAGGTTGGCATCAGGAAGGTTGTTTACCGGGACGACTACGAGGGCGACGATGCGACTGACTACCTCCGCAAATGTGGCGTTGAAGTCGAGCAGTACAAGCGGGATGCCTTAATCATCGACAATCCCGACGAAGGAGCGATTGATTAATGCCGGATAACAAATTTATGCCGATTGCAGTTAAAATTGCCGAGTTGGTGCAGGAGAAAAATGCCGCTTATGGTGATGCTGCCGGGAAGTCGGTTGAATATTTGAAATTGCTTTATCCTAACGGGGTAAGGCCGGAGCAGTACCAAAATATGCTTCTACTTGTCAGGGACTTCGATAAAAATATGCGGATAGCGACTGACGAGGACGCATTGGGCGAAAGTCCCTGGGGCGATAAGGCAGGGTATGGAATATTGGCCTTAGAGTTAAAGGGTAGAAATAAGTCTATTGTATATAACTGCCTAAAACCGGAGGTAACTAATTGATGATTAACAAAGAAACAAAAACCATAAAACTACCTAAACTTAAAGAAGGTTTATATAAATCTCCCGTACAGCAATTTATGCAGATTGCCGAGGAAGTGGGCGAATTGTCTGAGCGTGTTGGTCAGTTGACCGGAGAGAACGGCAAGCGCAAGGGTGTTCCTGTTGACATAAAGGAAAAGGTTATTGAAGAAGCAATGGACGTAGCGCAGGCAGCAGTAGAATTAGTATTTAATCTATGTGATTGTCCTGCAAAAACCGAGAATAAACATTGGGCAAAGATGATTGAGCGAGGTTATCTTGAATGATCGCAAAATGGACATGTGAAAATTGCGGTAAAGAAAATCCTGCCAACGTATATTCGCCTGGAGTAGTAACTGTGAAATGCTCTGGGTGCTACGAGGATCACATCATGGAGATTAAGACTACTGTAACTAAGTTGAGTTTTGGGAGGACGGAAAATAAGGATAATTGGGGTGTTGTGCCATGTCTAAAGGAACTCCTTGGAGCGCAGAAGAAACCGCTATAATGTGGGACAATCTTGACAAAACTCCTGCCGTACTGAGAAAAATTCTTCGGCAGGCAGGTTATGAGCGCGAATATTTTTCAATATCGAATAAAAGGTTGTGTATGCAGAAACCTAAGATCAAGGACAGGGTGAAGTTGAAATTTGGCGGTACGTCGTATAAGAAAGTCCTTGATGCTGAACAGCAGGTTAAGGCAGAGAATTTCCTTAGATGCCTAACGACTACTAACCGAAAGGCAACCGAGGCAGGTTTGGAAGTTGACATAATGGGATTTTTGAACGCATATGCCTGTGAATACGGGAAAAACGGCGACATGAACGAGCGTTTTGCGCTAACCGACTACCGTAAACAGTCGATAACATCTTTACACGGTAGAGGTTATTCGCCGTACCTCATAGCGCAGAACATCGGTTTAACTACTGACAAAGTTTGCCGCTATCTCAGGGAAATTGGCTCGGTTAAGGGTGCTGCTCATGTCTAAGCGCAAACACAAACAGAAGAAAACCCCTCATTGCGGGGTGGTGCTTGTCGCAGCTCCACCCCGGCAAGATGGGATGGATGCGAGTAATGAGGAAAAACTGCCTGCATAAGAACGGTAAATATAAACCATGCCGCCATTTTGTCCCTAACATGGGATGCCCGAAGTGGTTGAGGGACGGGTTTATGGATATAGGAGGGTGTTAAGTGAGTAGTCAAGAAAACGGACAAGTTCCGGTAAGAGTTGTTGGCTTAGACCCAAGTTTAACGAGTACAGGCATAGCATTGTTGCGTTGCGGCAATGAATTAGAACCAATAACTACCGCAATAAAAACTAATTTAACCGGAATATCAAGGTTAATGCACATACGCGACTATGTTAAAAAGTATTCCGAAGGTGCCGACCTGGTTGTTGTTGAGGGATACGCCTTCAGTAAAGGTGATCATGCTCATGCAAAAGGTGAGTTAGGCGGTGTATTGCGCTTAATGGTTGTTGATAGTGGAATTAATTTGCTTGAAGTAACGCCTAATCAGTTAAAGAAGTTTGCAACCGGGGAACATAACGCGAGCAAGGAAAAGGTTGCTGTAGGAGTATATAAGCGTTGGGGTAAGGAATTTAAGGAGAACGATGAAACCGATGCTTATGTATTAGCTGAAATCGGCAGGGCGTATTTAGGGTTAGAGGACAAACTGACGGCATATCAGCAGGAGGTTATTGATGCTCTAAAGGGCATAGAACATCCTAAGAAAAAGCGGAAGAAGAAAGAATGAAACTAACTAAAATCCAAGAACGCCAATTAACTGATGAACTTATAATTTTCTGTAATCTCAACCGGGACAAGTTGGCGGCCATGAAGGATAATTCTACCCGGATGAATTATATCTACGAGGAAATGGGACACATACCACAATACCTCGTTTTGAGGGCGGTTAGACCTTATCTGACTAAGGGGGTTTGAGTTATTGCTGTCAAAATAAGATCAGACATGATACTTAAACAACTTCAAAAACGGCACCTTGAGAAAAAGTTGCCCGACGCGTTTTTTACCGAAGTTAAAAACGGCCCGACATGGACGAGTAATAACCTGCTGAAACTTGATGCGGTGGCGATTAAGAAGTCATGGAGCAATCCTTGTATAACAGGTTACGAGGTGAAAGTTAGTCGCGGTGATTTTGTCAGGGACGAAAAATGGCACGGATACCTGAGATACTGCCATCAATTCTATTTTATATGTCCGGTTGGATTAATTAAGTCAGAAGAACTACCTCCCGAAGTCGGATTGATTTATTACAATGTCGAAAAAGACTGCCTGAATAGTAAGCGCAAGGCACTTCATCGTCAAATAGAAATGTCGTGGGAAATGCTGTACTACCTCGCAATTTCGCGGACAGACTCGGACAGACACCCGTTTTTCAGAGATAAGCGCGAATATCTTGAAGCGTGGGTGCAGAATAAACACGAGGGTAAGGCGTTGGGGTTGACGGTTGGAGGTAAGATGGCAGAAATGATCAATGAATTGCAGAAGCAGATCGATAAACTTAAATTTGATATTAAGTTACAACAACCCATTATTGATAAATTCAGTGTTATCGAATCAGTCTTAGAGCGACACGGCATTTATCCGCACCGACGCGATATCGAGGGAAAATTAGAGGAAGCATTTGCAGATAAGATGCCTGCCGACTTTGTTAGTAGTATTGAGTTAATCAGTCGTGAGGTTGGTGCGCTGTTAAGAAAAGTAGGTAGGGGGGTTTGAGTTATTTATACTTTATTCTGCATGACTTACGCCGAATTTTGCCGAAGGACGAACATATTTAAGGTTAACGTATTACCGCTTTGGCAGGTTAAAAGTTTTGCCGAGAAAGATAATTTCCGCAACAATAGCAGTAACTTTTGCCGTAACCATTTCCGCAGGGCCAGGGCGAATCTGTGGTCGGGGCAGAGAAAAAGGCAGCAATGTGAACAACAATGCTAAAATTTTATGTATCTAAGACGGGAAATAAACTTAACCGTCGCCCGTGGGTGCCTGAGTTTGTAACCGATAACCTCTGTCTTAACCCGATGTATAGTCGGGTAAGACTGCAGAGGGGGGGGGTGAATGTCCTCCTTGACTCAGGAGCGTTTCAGGATGTGGACAAGGATAAAAGACTGACATATGAAGAAGCACTTAGTCGTCAACTCAATTTTGAGCAAACAGCGGGGTTTATCTCTCAGCGAATAGTCAGTTATGACCGACTTGTAGACGAGCAACTAAGGGACGGAAAGAAGGTAAAGTGTCGCGTTGACGAGGACAACGGTTGGGAATATGTAAAAGACACTGTGGGAGCTGCACAATATTTAGTTAGTCAACGAGAGAAATTAGCACCTCGTCAGTTAGTTTTGTCTAATCAAGGCACAACTACAGAACAATATATGACCTGCATAAAAGAGGTGCTCAAAATATCACAACCGCAGGACTGTATCGGCATGGGTGGTTTCTGTATCATCGGAGCAAGAAAAACACTACAACCGCAATTTTTTGAGATACAGGAGAAGTCGTTTCCGCTAATAAAAGATGCTGGAGTAACTGATATTCACCTGTTCGGGGTAACTGCTATTCCTGTGCTAGAAAGATGGGTAGAAATAGCAAGACCATACGGGTTTAATTTGTCTGTTGACAGTTCATCGGCAGAGCGCAGATCGGTTTTTGGTGGTGTATTTAGTCCCGACACTGGCAAATGGGAAGCGAAATACACAAGGCAAGATAAGTATATTAACTATCATCCGAGGGATCTGGCCTTGATTAATACGATAAACTTTAGGGATTATTTGGAGGGCATAGCGTGATAGTATTTTTATATGTGGCGGCAATTCTGGCCGGAAATTGGCTGTCTAGTATGTTTGCGCCGGTCAATATTGGCCCATTTCTGATAAGTTTGGGGACGTTTACAATAGGAGCAACCTTTATTCTCAGGGACTTAGTACAGCGAAAACATGGCAGATTCGGGGCATACGTTTTAATATTCATATCGTTAGGATTATCTGTTATTATGTCCCTCACGCTTAAAAACGGCCTACCCGTGGTATTTGCATCAGCAGTAGCGTTTCTAATAAGCGAAACAACGGACACTGAGATTTACACGAAACTGAAACTGCCGGTTCATTGGCGTGTGTGGTGGTCAGGTTTCGTTGGAGGAATACTTGACAGTACAGTGTTTATCGTTTTAGGACTATCACCTTGGGGCATGGGATTTATGCCGTGGTCAGTTGTGCCTATGGCGATAATAGGACAGTCGTTGATAAAGTTAATCATGCAGGCAGTCGGGGCAGGAATTGTAAAAATGGGAGGTAATAAATGAGTAAAATTCCTCTCGCTGATCCGTTTAAGCAGGATAAGAAAATAGTCGAAAGTTATCTAATCAACTACCACGACATAAAACAGCAGTACGAGCAGGACAGGGAGAGGATATTAGAAAACTCTCCCCCGCCTCCTGACGGTATGCCAAAAGGTAGCACTACAGGTAACAGGACGGCTAGTACAGGGATCGCGTTGGCTAGTTTGGCGGTAACAGGTGAATGGTTGAAAGTGGTTGATGAATTGGTAGTAGGTTTAAGCGTTGATGATAAACTACTGTTGGAGTTAAAGAGGACACATAAGGATTATGTACGCGGCAGTTCGGTTAAGAAACTAATCGTCATGGAACTTGGGGTAAGTATACGAACGGTTCATAATCGCTGGCAGGGGATATTGGAGCAGGGACGGGATTTGGCGGTTAGTAGGGGATTATTACGGTGAGCAGGGGTGAAACCCCTGCTCTGCTGCTATTGCGAAAATGGTAAATAGTTTGTAAGAAAATCAACTAACTTTTTACCTTCAGGAGTAAGAATTTTACCCCTACCGTAGCAACCCAGGCAGCGATCCTTGTTAAGTCCGATAGTTTCTTTTTTAGGGGAATTTATCGGGTCGCCCTTACATACAGGGCAAATTTCTTCCATAACAACGCCTTGAAACTGGTAAAGTTTAATCTCTGGCATGGTTATTTCCTCCTCTCTGGGGTTTTTGCGGTTGACCACAAACCGGATTTTTAGTAGGCGGCTATTTTTGCCCTGTACGAATTAAATATTTTTTCCATAAACTATCCCATCCGCTATTAGTTCCTTCTCGAAACCGGTAGTAGCAACTCAACATAAAATATGCTGCTTGCTTTTTGTTATCGCCAGGGACTATGATTTCCCCGGTTTTTTCTAAGCCAGAGTCCTTGTCTCTGACTATGATCGTTGCAATCCAGTCGGTGGTTATAACTGTCTGACTAAGGATTGTTATGGGACTTACAATCCTCACATAGGGATTTTTTGGTTTAAAATCCCTAATGGTTACTGGAGGGATATGGTGAATTAATTCTTTCCCTCCAAATTGCTGTTCCATTGCCCTGCCAAGGCTAGATTTCATGGCATTACCTCCTTAGTTTAATCCTCTACCTAAAAATCCAGCAGGACACTTAGGGAAGGGATTAACCTTCCTCGATAAGCAACTCCTTCCTGTTTCTCTCGAAGTAACTGCACTTGTCGGACTGTGCGTCTACTTCTCTTTGCAGTTTCCAACACTTCCCTACCTCAACGCCACCAACCACAATCCTTGCACTCCGGAAAGCTTTCATTGCAAATATTTACGTTAAAAACTTTTTCCATCAAAATTCCTCCCTCTCAATTTCCCTATCCCCACCCCTATTCGACAGGGGCAGAGTAAGGAAACTTAACGAAAACCTTTTTCTGAGCGATACAATAAATGCTTGCATGCAATCGTATCACCCTTGACGTTATGTTTCTTGTCGCATTTCCTCACTGCCATCGAACGAAAGCGCGAACAATTATTACAGGTACTATGACTGAAATGGTCAATCGGTTTCGCGCCAAAACCAAAACCAAACGGTATCATGTAGGGGTTCATCCTATCACCTCCACCCACTCGGCAGCGGTAAAATATCCTGCCGTCCACTGACAGGCATCAAGCGGCGAAGTTCCCCACACTTCTTTCCTGCTCACCCCGGCCGGGATAAATGTCCTTCCGATGTGCATGTCGGGAAAATGTACTCTGACAAGGTATTTTTTTATCCTGGGTGCAAATGTACCTGCTTCGCAATTACTCCCCTGTACGGGGGCGTGGTGCATGTTTTGGGCTGTTGCTAGCATTGTGGTTCCTCCCTTCGGGGTAATCCCCTCCCGAAACCCTCCTGCTAGAGAGTTTAGGCAAGGGACTAACGTCCCTAAAATTCCTGCATCAAATCGAAGTATACTTGCAAGGGCAGTACATTGTTGATTCTATCCCCTCCCAGCATACTAGCATAGGGAATTTTGTTACGGAATTCCTGCGCTTTTCCTTCACTCGCGAATTGATATGATGCAAAGTTCTTGCCGCTTGCCCTCACACTAGCACCCATTGCCCTTGCTAAAGTTGTTACTGTTTTTCTGTCCATCCAATAACCCCCTTTTAATTTTACCAAAACCCCCTACAGGGAGCTTTGGCGAAGCAGAGACCTGAGTCCCTAATCGAAATGAATATCCGTAACCTTTTCGGACTTGTAAAAATGATAAACGGCATTTCCCACTTTGATATGTTTGTAGTTTTTGCTATCGTCTTTGCTGATGTTTATAGAGCGGATATTAAAATCAGTTCGCCACTTCTTCTGACCAGGTACATAAATCATAACCTGACCTTGTAGACCCCGAAAGCACCCATCAGCGACAAGTCTTTCAATCTCGGGACTGTCGGGATCCGCGAAATATTTGCGAACCTCCCAGTAGGTACTGCCTTCTGCATAATAACCCTGCGAGTGGCAAGGTTTAATCTCGGCCAGCAGTTCTAAAGCGTGCTTAATTTGTTCTTGTGTCATATCATCATCCTCCTTAGATTTTACGTCCACACCCAGCAGGATGCAGAGGTAAAACCTAGCGAGTGCTAGGCGTTTACTACTACTTTACAGATTCTATTTCCATTGTCCACTGACTGCTGGTGTAGTCGGTAAAGATGAATTTATAACCATCGGTGGTAAAAATGTTTTGCGTTTTGTTATCTGTCGGAACGGTAAAGGTTACATCTAACTCGCTTCCCCTGTGCCCACGATGCGGTATATAATAGTCTGCTACTTTGTTTAGAGCGCTCAGAACGTCTGTGTCAAGGTCATAATTGACCATGCTTAGAGCGAAGTTAATCGCTCCGTCAAGACCATTGCCGGTAAGGTAAGCAATATCGGAATTCATTTTTTCTTCTGTCCAACCGTGTTTTGATAGTCTGTTGTGTAAATCCTTTTGTTTGTTGAAAAAATTAACCTTTGTCATATTAATTCCCCCTTTTAGATTTTAACTCCAGCATCTACAGATACCAGAGGTAAAACCTAACGCGAGGTTAGGCGTTGCCGTTGATGTATTTGTCGAGCACATCGTTAACTAAGACCATGCCTTGAATAAATGCTAATCTTAATTCCTTGGTCTTGTAAATGTCTGCCCATAACTGACCTGACTCAACTCTCTTGATAATGTTCTTGTTTGCCTCAATTTCCTTTTGTAGGTATTCTCTTTCCTGCTTAGTCATATCTATTACCTCCCGTTTAAGTTTTATCGAAATCCCCTATCGCTAAGGTATTTGGATAAAACCTAAACTCCCAGTACATCCACTCTCGCCAGGCGCGCTCCTCGATCGGCTGTTGTCTCCTCGCTAGTCACAGTTTTGTGACGTGTGGACCTGTATTCTTTTCTGCGTGTGCGGTGCGCTGGGTCTAATGATAACCCTTGAACTGTCAGGAGGTTTTTGGCCTCCTGCTCCGGCCTTCACGGAGATTGACTTAGCGGGTTTCAACTTCGATTTTTCCCCTGTCTCCCATTGTGCGCTTGCAGAGCTTTTCGGCTGCATCGTGCGCCTCTTTGTAGGTGTCGTAGGATTTGGTCTTTTTGGTATCCAGCGACTTTAGGCTGTCGATAACTAAACCTTGATATTTGGTCATGTGTGTATCCCCCTTATTAAGTTTTGGTTTCCCACGACTACCCTACTGGGTAGTTTCGACCGGTTACCATCCGGTACTTATTCAAGCGGGTTTATTTAAATTCTGGTATCATGCTTATGTGTAAAATTCCTCCGACTCCCCATGTAAACCAGTTATGGTTACTTTGGTAGACTCTTAGAACCTCGAAGGATTTTCCCTGCAACTTATCCCATGTGCGCTCCACCTTTTCGACTCCGGTTAATTCCTTTGTCATGACGGGTGCCTGGTCGTGTGGTTTATAGGTTACGGTAACTTTAAATGTCATATTCGCTCCCCCTCGTTATTAAGTTGTTGTTGTGTTCCATGGATACATCTTACCATGGTACAAAATATCCGTCTAGCCCGATACAGCACGATTTAAGGTGATTAAGCTAAATTGTATAGCTAATACTTAGTCTAGCTGGCTGTATCAGCCTTTTTCGTATGCTGAGAGTTTTTCGAGAAGTTTTTAAAAGTAACCTGTAACCTGCATTATTGCTGGGTTTTTAGTTCGTTTGGGTATACTTTTTCTAATGCTTCGCGGATTATTTCGGAAACAGATTTTCCTTTTCTCGCGGCTAGAATTTTGATTTCCGTACGAAAATCCATATCAGCATCAAAGATAATTCTCACCCGTTTGTCTTTGCTCATGTGTGACCACCTCCTGTATTGATAGTATACCATGATGACATGGTAGTTGTCAAAGCGCGAATACCTGCCGGACTGGTTGCCGGCAAACGCTACTATAGAAGAAACACGAAAACCCCTGCAAACGTGCTTGTAGTGACCATACGCAAAACGTAGGTACAAACATACCTGCATAGTGTTTTGCGTTGCTCTATGGGCACTGTGGCGAAGCTGTTTTTGTTGTGTGGGGAGGGGAAAGAGAAAAACCGCCATGTTAGCGGTTTATGAGTTGTCGTATTAACTTACTGACGGTTATTTGTTGCTCCCCTGCAAGTCTCTCCAGTTTGTCGATGTCGGATTGAGGCAAGCGAAATGTTTTGGAGATTAACTTGTCTTGTACTGGTGGTCTGCCTACTCCTCTTTTTCTGTCGAAACATGGACACATAGGTAAACTTTCGTTATCCTCGTCAATCATACTGTCCTGTACATCGCCAGCATCTACAGCTTTGCAGCCGCAAATGTCAGGCATTTCAGCGTAGTAGTTGGTACAGTTTGTTGAGTCGCAGTAGAATTTACTCATTCGGAAAAACCTCCATTGTTGCTAAGATCCCATCTTTTATAAGCTTTTTAAGCTGAGCGAAGGTGTATTTTTCGGTTTTTTTTCTGCCATATACTTCTATTTGTGTGCTATTACAAACTAATAACTTACCGTATTCCCCACCATGATCTGTATATAGATATACACTTTGCCATTCTGACTCTATGTAGTTTGTTTCAGATATTTCAATCATTATGTCGCGTTCCGACATCCTGAATTTTGAAGCTAGAGCCGGAAGCGTTACGTCAAATGTAACCGGGATACAAATTTTAGAAGCTAACTTATTGTGATAGTCTATAATTTTTTGATACATAGTATCGGCCCCCTTTGTTTTTTGTCTTACATTTATTATTGTAGCAGGTTTAAAGATTATTGCAAGGCATTTATTATATTTATTTTGGAGGGTAGAAAATAGCGGAAAACGGAAAGTTTTTCTTGTTTTCGGGGTTTACGTGTGATAAAATGATATAGTGGGAATTTTATACCATGTTTTTTTATTTGAGTTTGTCTACTGTTTGCGGTAGGAGAATACTGTTTATGGAGCACCTGAGAGGGTGCTTTTTTGTTTTTAGTGAGATAGTCCGACGGGACGAATGACGCGGTTTCTCCGGCCGCGTCGACTCACTTGTATTTATGAGGAGAAAAAAATAACCATAGGAGAGTGGTAACAATGTTATATGGTGTTATGGGCGAGTCTAAAATCATGGCTGCGCCTGGGAAAACTGCTATTTGCCCAATTTGCGGTGATATTCTAGTCCCGAAGTGTGGCAAAATAAATATCTGGCATTGGGCGCACACAAGCAAAGAGGTTTGCGATAGTTGGAGCGAATCAGAGGGACAATGGCATAGAGCATGGAAAGAGCTTGCGCCAGCCGTAAACTGTGAAGTCGTTATGGGCAGACATAGAGCAGATATAGTCAATAGAAATGGTCTAGTTATCGAACTACAACATTCACCTCTAAAACCTGATGAAATAAGGGCGAGAGAGGATTTTTATAAGCGTATGATATGGCTTTTTGATGTTACTGATTGTGTGCAAAATATTGAATGGAAGTATAACGTAAAAGGTTATGTTACGTTTAGGTGGAAAAGACCACGAAAACATATATTACACGCAAACAAGCCGAGGTTTTTGGATCTCGGTGATTTTATTTTAGATGTTCGCAAGATGTATGAAAAGCCTTGTGGTGGTTGGGGTTATCCGCTAGACCCAAAACAATTTATCGATAAGTATTTTCTGTTTAAATGAACGATGTTATTGAAGCGCAGGTTGTTGTTAGTAGGGAAAAAAGCCGTAAAGGTGACTACATAACGATAACCGAAAAGGAAACAGGGGAGATTTTAAGCACGCATTGGGAAATTAAGATGCGTAATCCCCCAGGCAAGAAACCGCGCAAAGTAAAACAACCACCATACGCTAAGTTGTGGATGCCAAACCTGATTAAATTAGTGCTAGACAAAAAGTTAAGTGGTGCTGAAAAGGCACTTCTTTTTGATTTGCTGGCTTTTTTGGACTGGCAAAGCACAATGCTAGTTCATCCGTTGACGGGTAAACCTGTCAATGAGTCAGGTATAGCTGATGTACTGAAAATGAATAGAAGTCACGTTCACGACACCTTAAAAAGTCTGAACGAAAAAGGCATTATCGGCAAATTCAACGCTGGAAAGGGAAAGCCGTGTAAGTATCACATGAACTATCATTTGTTTCATTATGGCGAGAAAATGAACGATATTCTTGATATTTGCAGGTTTGACGGTGATTGTGCATACGAACCACCAGTCAAAGTAGAATTTGAAGTTGAAAAAGACAGCAAGAAGATGTTACGCAGAGATTTAACCGCAGAAATGGGAGTTAAACGCAAGAAATGACCTGTATGGTTTTCCATACAACACCTGTATGGTTTTCCATACAACTTTCACCCTGTCAGCCGTTGAATTTACTAGCAGACTGTTTTTGATGTTTGTTATCGAAAAACTAACCTAATGTTTTGGTTCCTTGTTTAAGCGTTATGGATTTGCAGTAATTTGAGGTGAGAACATAAATGTATGGCGGTGAAGGTTTAGAAAGTTTGTGGACCTTGGCGAAGATAGGATTGTTTTTTATTGCACTAACAGTCCTTAGTGTGCTGGGGTTTGGCGGTTATTGGTTATATGGAGTGTTAACTTGAAATATTGTATCTTACATAGGAATATCTAATTAAATCGAGGTGATTTGATTTATGGGTGATCTTAGCAAAAGTAGGCATGTTAAAAGAGATGCTTTCCTTGCAGCTTACGCAGAGGTGGGAACAGTCACCCATGCGGCAGAATTAGCTGGGGTTTCGCGAAACTCACATTATATGTGGATGCAGGACGATCCAGAATACCCTGAAAAGTTCCGCGAAGCTGAAAAACAAGCCTGTGACCGACTAGAGCAGGAAGTCAGGCGCAGAGCGGTTTCAGGAGTAGATGAGCCTGTTTTTTACCAAGGTAAAGAGTGCGGAACAGTGCGCAAATACTCAGATACCCTATTGATCTTTGCCACCAAAGGAGCTATGCCACAGAAGTATCGAGAAAACGTATCAATGGAGCTCACGGGCGCGGACGGTGGACCGGTAGAGGTAGAAGTCAGCAGCGCGGAGTTGGCCCGAAGAGCGCGGGAATTGATCGGAGATTAGTTGGTCAAGTTCCTATAATGTGCATTATGTCAACTAGATTAGGCCAAAAGTACCGTATTTCCTGTATTTCTTAGTCAGGTGTTCGGTTGTTGGTTCCGTTTTGGTCATTGTCCTTCGCTCATGGACATTTCCGCGCTCTGGACCTGCATCACAACCCTGCGGTTGTGACACTATGTTGTATGTGTGCCGGTTCTTGCTGGGTGCGCTGGCAGATGCGCGTCCGTATGTGTGGGTGCGCGCATGTCCTTGAATAGGAAGCTTCTCGATTTCCAGACCCCCCGGTAAGGACAATTGACCCCCCGGGTACCTTGCGGGTAGTGTATACTATCGACACATAGTCACACCAAAATTTTAAAATAATCAAAATAACAATCAATGAGGTAACCACCATGTTACTAAAATTAATAGGACTTGCATTATTAACAGCAATACCATTAGCACTATATCTAACTCGCAATAGATGTATGGACTGTAAACATTACTCTAAATGCAAAAACAATGATTACTATTTTAAGTATTATTGCAATGGCATGTATCCTGCTTCTAAATAGTCTATCATCACATACATCAACCACATTAAATAATCCACTAAATACACTAATCACATCATATATAATTATTTCACTAAAAGGAGAGAACTCAAATGATAGTCAATGAAGTATTAACAAAGCAAGGCAATTCAGTTGTTAAGTTAATGAATCCTATTGTAGTTACCATAGAGAAAACTGCTGAGCAAAAGGATATTACAAAGAG